TTATTCGCCCTTGATGTCAACCGTGATGTTCTTCGCCATGAGCCCGCATAACGCGGTCATGGCACGCTGATAGGCGAGGGAGCTACGCTCCCGCGTCTTCACCTTCCACTCGGAGAATTTATCAGCGGGACTCATAAGCGATTCGACCAGTGGGAAGATAATCTTTTTGGCGGTTTCTAGAGTCTCACGGTTCGCCACGCCAGTGCTTAGTTTGTCGAGAGTCTCCGCGTTATCCAAAATGGTGAGCATGTCTTTTGAGCCGAGCGGACGCATGGTGTACACGGTGCCGTCAAGTTTGACGGTGAGGGTGCGGAACGCTTCGCGGGTGTCGATGCTCAAAACCGGGGTAGTCATTATTGCTCCAATCGGGTGGTATCATGAATCATGTTGCTTTTCTTGCAACCTTTCCATCCTGCGCCCGCCACCACAATTCTGGTAGCGGGCGTTACTTATGCTCAGAGATCGGCAACATTGAGGTTAACCACGGTCTGAATACTGCCATTCTTGAACGTGACGGTACCCGTACCGGCCTGCTCCAACTGAATATCCCAAGTTCCGTCCCCGTTGTCCGTAGCGGAAGCATTAGCAGGTTCAGCCACGGTGGCGGTGATGTTGCCAGTGGCCCCATTCGGAGACGCCACGACGTGCACGGTCACATGATCGTTGACACGACCGGAGATGTTCGCCGGGGACGCGGTAAGCGCTGTGATCTGAACGTTCTCCGTCTTGATGGTGCCGGAATCCTCGTCGTAATACGACGGGTTATCCAGATCAAGTTCGCCCATGACCACGGCACCGGTCTCACTGGAGGTCATCGAGCCGGTCAGCGTGACCACGAACGGCTCGTTAATCTTGATACCGAATTCGCCGCCAGCGCTGATTAGCGCCTGCGGGATGCGGAAGTCCTGCGCAGACGAATGACCATCGCACACGTTATGAATGATGATGTCACGCGGAGTGTTCGACACGCATTCGATGGCTCCGAAACGAACTTGACCGGTTTCGGACATCGAACCGGAGATAACGCGCTTAAATTTTGCGTTGTGATACAGTTCGGGGAACAACATGCCGAGGAAACGGACGCTCGGACAAATGATGTTCAGCTCGAAACTCATTTCCTCGTAGGAGCCGTTCGGCACGTTGATGGTGCCGGACTGCGAAGCAACCTCGGTAGTGCCGGGGGTCAGGGTGATAGTGCCCACTTCATCCTGCACAAAGTCGGGGCTGATCACGAGATCGTCGATATATACGGTCTTTTTGCCGATGAGGGGGTAGGATGCCATTGTTTGTCCTTTCGTCGGGCGGGACTGCACACGCGCGACTAATGGACGGTTCCTATTCTAGCGTTTCGGTGGAGAGTTTGTAATCCACGTTGAATCGGATGCTTTTCACCCAGCGCCCTTCGCCATCGATGGCGTCCATGTCTATGGCGGTAGCCGGATGCACACGGATTGATACAAAGCCAATATCAGCGATAGGGTTACAGGTCAATTGGCAATAGTCATGCAGACGATTGTTGACGAAGTGCAGGAGGCGGAGCATCAACTTTCCTTGCTCGATCACGTCGAAGTATCGGCTGCTGACTGTGAGCTGATCCGTGTACAGGTCGCCGTTGATGTCCACAGTGTTCGCGTTGACCCAGATGCCTTCCGCGTTGGTGACGCTGCCCGTGTCCAATACTGGACTAGTTCCGAAAAACAGTGTTTTGCCGTAAGTTCCGAAACCCTCGTTTTGAAGGGTCATGCACATGGCCAGATCAATCATGATATCACTCCTATCCTAGATCGAAGTACGATTCCACACGGCTAGCTGCGGTGTCCCGCGCCCGCTTGAGGTAGCGTACCGTGTTCGGATGCAACCGGTTCGTATGTTCGCGGAGACGCGCGTAAGGAACACGGTCATTGCCGAACGTGATACGCCACTTGAGCGTGGAAAGCTGTTGTAAACGGCCGCTGTTACGTAAAGCGCCGGAGCGTACTGGAGCGTTCTGACTCGCCATCTTGAGGATGTCCAGCATCATTCTCACGCCGCCCTTGTTCAACTGTTGGAGAGAGAGTTTGCGCATCCAATCAGCGGACACCTGTAACCGGTAGCTCATATGCTGTCCCTTCCATACGGTGTTCCAGTCACGGTGATGAACCGGGTTTCGCCCATCGTCATGTCATCGCCACGACTCGCGTCGGTTATCTGATATACGCGCCCGTTCTCCATCTCCAGCATAAGGTCAGGCAGAAGCTCGATATCCTGCACATAGGCGAAGGGGAGTGTACTGGGGTCGATATGGAAGCTTCGGGAGCTGATACGCGAACCGTATTCGGTGGGCTGGTCGGTTTGCGTGGTGCGTTTTACAATCACACGTAATACGGCGATTAGCTCGTTCGGTAGTCCGGGGGCAGTGTACCGCCAGAGCTTCGCTTTCTCTACCTGTTCTGGGAACAATCGGAACGGGTCACAGAGTGCTGCCATAAGCGTAGTCACCTCCCACGTAATCCTGCGGGTTGAGCCACCACGGCAGATTATGGTGTTTGCGAGGCATGGAGAGGATGCAACGGGTTTGCCCGCCGTTTTGGCATAGGCTCCATTGGTTGATAAGAGACTGGTAAGGGGTCAACGCACGTTCCATAGCCGTTCCGGTGATTGTGGCGTAGCTCACGCTCACATCCTCGATACTCTTGGACGTAATGCGGTCAGTCTGTTCCAGAATGTTCTGGTCTGCCTCGATAATTGCAGCCAATACAGAAGATAATGGTGCGGGGAGTTTGGCGAACCCGTGCGTTCCTGTCACGGTGACTACCGTGCCGACATTAAGCCGTCCCGCGATGATCAGACAGTTGGCGTACTTGGTTTCGGGCGTCCACCCGTCGCCCATATCGTAGTTCACATGGAAATCGAGCTTCACACCGTCGGTGGTCTGCACATTGGTCACATCCGAATACCATGCCAAAAGTGCTACATGGCGGCCATCTCCTACGACGATTCCCACGTAATCATCAGTAATCTGGAATAGGGCTTTTTGGCATATGATGTTGGCGAGGTCTGCGAGCGCGGCATCCTTCCACCGTGCGTAGTTCGCGTCTCCTATCTGATTGATTACGCTGGCGTCGATGTCCATGTTTGCTCCTTCCGAAAAATGAGTTAGGCCCTACCTCCCATTGTAGGAGATAGGGCCTTGCGGTGCAGTCCCGCTACTGTTTAGGGTAGCATGTCAGGAGGCATCCTCCATGAGGCCTGCGTAGACCAGAGCGTGCACCACGTCGGCAACCGTACCGGAGGTAGGGTCAACGTAAGGGGCCTTACCCATAGGCCGACCCTCCTTGTTGACGAAGTTGATGACCTTAACCGTGTTCACGTTATCTTCGGGCAGCGCCTTGCCGCCGACTCGTGCGTACATTTCAGCGTTCATCACTTGCCCTTCGTCTTGATGACCACGGCTGACTTCTCCGCGTCCAGACCGCCACCAGCGTAAATCTCCTGAAGATACTCGTTGGTGTTCGTGGACAGTGCAAAGTTCGTGAAAGCCTCGATGGACGTATCGCCAACCACCGGGTAGTGGGACGCAGACATGATAATACCCATAGTCTGGGTGTCATCCGAGTCAGTCCACCATTCCGGGGTGATGATCTGGTTAACGCTGAGAGCGCGGGCCAGAGTATCGTCACCGCCGAGAGCGATATACGTATTTCCGTTAGCGTTCGCGGACACCAGCAGTTCGGCTACAGTGTCAGCGTTGCACAGCAGCACCTTGTTGCCCTGAGCTCGAACCATGTGGGAGGCGCGCACGAAGTCCATCAATGGGGAGTCATTCGTCATGGTGTAGGAGAGCGCGAAACGGCTGCCATTCCACTCGGACAAAGTGTCTTCCGAGTCGGTCACAACGCTACGGAAGTGAGCCATATCCTCGTAACCGCCGAGCGTGATCTGACGTTCGATGGTCTGGATAATGTAGTTCGGGAGTTCCTGAAGCACGTAGCGGAGCAGAGCGCCCGGACGCTGGGTGCGGCGGATATCGCCCTTGTTCAGGGTGATGTACTTGTAGGTGTAGTCGGCCTGAAGCTCACGCTTCACGAACGAAAGCACCTGTTTCGTCTTCTCCGTGCCGTACTTGGTCACCGGGTAGCCGTGGGCACGGGTCTGATCGGTAAGACCGGCGACGTTGCCGCCGATGGTCAGACGATCCAAACCGGTTTTGCGCAGCAGGTTCCACAGGCCGGAACCGCGAGTGTTCAGCGCGTCCGAGATTGTGGTGATTGCCTCGGTCGGGATGAACTTGTTCACGTTGTCAGCGTCAACTCCGTTCACATTGACAGCGTCAGCGACGAAGGATGCGGTGTCCGACATGTTACGGTTCACGGTGTCCGCCCACTCACGGTGGAATGCTTCGATACCCTTGTTGTCAGTGTTGATAAGGGCGCGTTCGAACGCGATCATGGCGTCGTCGGAGTCAAGCCACGTCTTACGGTCGTGGGAGAACTTCACGGTACCCGACTGGTGGGCGGCGTGGTTGGCCTTGTTGATGATGATGGTCTGGCGGGCGTTGGAAGTCTGCACGGGTTCCTCCGGTGCCGGGGTGTCCTCGCCCTCGCCCTCGCCTTCGCCTTCCTTCTGGTTGGTGATGGCGTCGGTGATGTCATCGAGAGCGCCCTGCATGATGTCACCGATGGAAGAGGTGAGCTGTTCCGCTTCATCGGGAGTGAGTTTGAACCGGGCGATGGTACGCGCCAGTTTCTTCAGGAGTTCCGGGTTCATGGTGTCTCCATTCTTGTTGTTTCGGCTGTTGATTGCGGTGAAAGCGGCCCTTGGGTCGGCACCACGATAAACGACACTGATTTCCAGTAGTTCGCCATCGTGGATGATACCGTCCTTTCCGGGACGCTTGTTGAATTCAACGGTGATACTGAAACTGTTGGTCAAACATCCGTCGGCGGCAAGCTGGCGGATACGTTCGCCCTGATCTACCTCGCTGAGTTTCGCTTCGGCCATCAGTCCGGCGTCGGTCATCCAGAGTCGGGTGATTGCACCCGCTTGGCATTCAATGCTGGGCATATGGTCGATTAACAGGGGAAGGGATAGTTTGTCGGACTCGGTGAGGTCGGACACCAGTTTCAGAGTGCCGTCGATTAACGGCGCTTTCAGTGTCTTCAAATCTACAGTGAGTCCGTCGCTCATCACTTTGCCGCTGTTGGCGAGGAAGGTTAGGATACGACCATTGGTTTCTGGGGCACCGCTGTTGGCGAAGCTCTTACGAGTCTTCATCTTGACCCTTTCAATAGGTAGTGGTGCGGTCGAACGTCCTTAATGGGGCTTAATGTTCTGCCCCCATAGTAGCACGATGCGGTACGTGTCCAGACCTTTGCAGTTCGGGCACTTTAACTTAATCGTGGTGTTGCGGGCGCAGGAGCCTAGGTAGCGTCCGCAACGTTTGCAATGAATGTCATACGTCATGATTCGACCACCTCGTAATCCTCATAGCACCGGCAGTTGGGGTGTCCGTTCGGTGTTTGCATACTCTCGAAGTTGTTCACGTAGGTGCGGTCGCCTATCTCTACGCTGGCGTTCTCGGCCATATACGTGTCATCCAATGCGATTCGTTTGCCTTCCATGTGGTTGCAGAATTCGCATACTTTTTCGTCGCCGCTGGTACGCCAAACCTTGGCTAGTCGGACGCCGAGCGTTTCGCTGAGATTGCGGGCGCTGTACAAGCTGCCGAGCCGTTGGGATTGCACCGTCTCACACCGGGCGATCAGTTCCGCGTGATCGTTGCCCATGCGTTCGAGTGCTTCGCGCAAGTGTTCGGCGTCCCACTGTTCCACGTCGGCCCGGTTCAACAGTTCGAGCACGTCGTTTGTGATGGTCTTGCTGGTGGACTTGGCGATGCTTCGCAAGTGTTCCACGTATGCTTCGCTAACGGTTGCGGGGAGTTCCGTCCAAAAGTAGAGTTGCCTCCAATCATCGGCGGTGTATCCCTCGATATCCACGGCGATAGAGCTTTCGGGGTGGATTTCCGCCCACATGGTAATGACCTGTTCCAGCTCGTAGCCGGTACGGCGGGCGTAGGCGGCGAGGTTGGCCATCAACTCGTCTTCCACGTCGTTTATCCACTGGGCTCCGATGGTTTCCAGATCGTCGCGTAGTCCGTTCTGGGAGCGGCGGGCCATTCGGATGACTCTGTTCACGTAGGTTCGCGTGGCGGGGAGGATACGGGTCTCGGTTGCTGTTTCCTGCGGTTTGATATTACGACTATACCGTTTTGCGGCTACTGGGATACTTAATGCCGGAGCCGACTGGTGCAGGTCAAGACGCTTGTACGAGTCGGGGAGGCCGAGCGCGTCCACGGCAGATTCAAGACTGGCCCCCATGTTCAAAAGCTGGGTCAGCGAGTCGATACGTACCTTCTGGGTGTCGGCCTGCACCTTTTCCACGTCGGTTTGGGACGGCAGGTTAAGATCGAACGTGATGCCGTAGCCGAGTCCTCCGGTGATGCGGTCTAACTCGAATTGCCATTTATCCCACACCGTCATACACAACGGTTTAAGGGTATTCTCGATGAACGCGCGTTCCGCCTGTTCGGCGTTGGCGTAGGTCTGCCCGTTATCGATACCTCGAATGATGTCCGGGACTGCCAGAGCGTTAGCCAGTCGGTTGTTTACCACGTCGTTCACGGTCTGCAAGTCCAGCGTATCGTTGGCGTTCTGGAACGGCACCCACACCAGCTTGCTGGTGGTGCTGGGCTTATGGGTCATGGGGTCAACCGGAATCATGTTGTACACGATTCCGTTGTTGTTGCCTGCACCTCGGAACGTGCTTTCCAACCGGTCGCGGTTACGCTGGAAATCCTCAGTGTTCTCAGACACGATGCCGAGCATTCCAGCTGGTACGGCGTTGTTGCCGAAGAAGCCACGCTCATAGTCGGCTATCATATCGTCCACGTTCGCCCACTTCTTCACCGTCATTGCCGGTGCAATGCCCCGAGTGGGATCGCTCGGGTGCTGGCTGTAGCTGAGGGCGATGGTTTCGTCTCGGGAGAATTCGTAGGCTTGTTCGCCGTCGCCCAAGTCCATAGTGACGTGATGATACCAGTCGGAGCGCGTGGAATTGTATTGGCGGCTGTTCGACGGTAGGAGCGTGTACCCGATGATGTTGTCGGCTGTAATGTCTCCGCCCGGCCCGTTGGCTGTCCAGATAAGAACATCCAAGTGGGATTGGGTGAGGATGCTGGCGCAAACGATCTTTAAAAACTCCAAGCATGAATAGGTGTCGTTGGGCGTGTAGAGCGCGGCCAAGGGTGCGGGAGCCGGGTCGATACGCCTGTTCTCCGAGTCCACGGCGTAGGGAATCACCGTGCTGAACCGTTGCGCGACGGCGTTGACATAGGGGAATACGTTGTCGTAAGTATCATGCATGGGGATGGTGTTGCCACCCATTGGCTGCCAGATGTTTCCGCCCATTGGTGTGGGGGACATGCTGGGCGCATGGTTACGGTCGAACGCGCTCATAAAACCGTCCCGGAGATTGTTCAGCAGGCTCACATTTTCCTCGATTCATCTAAGACCCTATGTCTAGTTTACCGGGGTGCAGGGCTTAAACCTATCAAACGGCTACATCCCATGAGGGTAGCTTCGGTGGTTCATAACACGCCAACAGTACAGCGTCCGCAAGGTCGGGGCTGCCCAGATTCTCGCGGTCTTTGTAATCCTGCTTGCTTTCGATTTGACGCTGGTTCCTGCTGGTGATTTTCCACCGCCGCGTGGTCAGCTCGTTTGAAAGCTTGGCGAAGTCCTCAAGATTAGGGTTGATGCTCAATGATGGCAGCATGTTGGCGAAGTCGAACCATAGTTCACTAGCAATATTCGGATACTGTTGGTCTTTCGCCTTACCGGCGTAGTTGATGGCGTCCACGGGCAGGCCGTTTGCCTTGAGCAGGTCTGTCAATCCTCCACCTACGCCGGTATCGTCCACACGGATGGCTACGGGATGGTATTGGGCTGATCGGAGTTTGATACGTTCCGTAGTGTCCACGATACTGCTGTGCGTCCACGATTCCAAAATGCTGATTCGGTTGCCCTGTTTGATGCAGAGCGCTGTACGGTCGTTGCCGTATCGGGCCACGTCCACGCCGAACGTCACAAGCCCGTCCAATGGTTTACGTTGGACGGCTTCCCCTATCATGGTGTCGCTGATCAGCTGGTTATCGGTATCTGAGTATGGCAAGCCTAGCCAGATGTGTGCGTAGTCCGCTGACTGTTGGTCGGCGCGTATCATGTCCAGCACGTCTTGACTCAACAGGCGGCGCACGTCGTTGTAGGTGGTATGCCAATGGCAGGTCTGGCGGCGGCGTTCCTCCGAGTCGCCCGTGATGAAGTACGTCCACACGGGGTCGTGGCTGGTCAGCGGGTTCCAAGTGAAGATCAGCGTGGAATTGGGTCGGCGGATAGTCGGGATAAGCGTGGTCAGGCTTTCCTTGCTGATGGTCTGCGCTTCCTCGACCCAACACACGTCCACGCCTTCGATGCTTTTGATTGATTCCAGATTGTTGTGCAGTCCTCGGAAGATGAACATGCTGCCATTGATATGGCGGATTGCGTCGCGCGTGACCTCGAAGCCCTTGACGCCGAACGATTCGATGATGTCGGCCAACAGCTTATGCACGGAGTCGGTGATACTGTTCTGGAATTCTCGGGCGCACAATACCGTGATAGGTTTGGTTGCGGCGCGAAGTATGAGACTCTGCGCAACGCTTGTGCTTTTGCCGCTGGCTCGTCCACCGGAATAGCAGTAATACCGGTATGGTGGCGTCTCCGAGTGGAGCCACCACCATAGATCACGGTACGGTTTAGCTATCTTCATCCGTGCTTCCTAATAACGAAACTGGCGGTCTTCACACTACGTGACGTTTTACTGAAATTAGGCTTGTGCTTACGTGCGATTTCTGCCGCGTGCTTCTTGTTAAAAATGGCGATATTGTTCCGGACTAGTTTCCAATCGTCGTAATGCAACAGTGCGTGTTTCATCGCAATGTTCGAGGTTTGCAGGAAGCAATCATATTTGAGGCTCACATGCTTGGCTACCGTTGTGGCCAGCAGTCTCCCGAGCCCGATCCCCTGCCAGTCCGGGTGAATGACAATCCGATGTATACGAGCCATTGCAGTACCGTTATTTCTGGGCATGATGATTACCGCGCAGAAGCCAACAGCCTTCCCATAGTATTTGACCTCCCAACATAGGGCATGGTTATTCAGATGTCCGGTCAGATAATGATATCGCTTAAACTTTGCCCACTCGCTTCGGTCACATCGTTCGACAGTGAACCGTCGTTGAGCGGGCTTGAACGTTTTGGGTCGATCATCCCCATATCATCCGTGGAATACACCCAATCGGGTTGCAACCAGTCGAGAATATCGGAATGGCATGTTACCGCGATGAACCGGAGTCCGGACGTGCGTTTGATGTGCTTGTGCAATGCAAGGCAGAGGTTATAGGCCACGTCCCGGTCAACCACGCTGGTGAACTCGTCGTAGGCCACGGGATTATCAGGTGTCGCGGAAAGCAGTGTGTATGCCAGATCGGCACGCATCTTCTCACCGTTGCTCAATACGGGGTAGGGTTTCAGCCATGACGGGACACTGGAGAAACCGAGCGAGGTGAACATGCGCGTTATCTCCCCGACCGAGTGGCCTTGTGGCATGTCCATTATCACGCTGGGATTACGATGCTCAGGCAGTGGGGTAAAGCAGTCGTCGAACAGTTCGCGGGCGATGGTGGTTTTACCTGTTCCGCTGGCTCCGACGATAACGCCTATCTGCCAGTCTTCAGGAAGGGTTATCTCCCCTGTGAAGTGTTCCGTTACCTCGGGAACCGTGTAATCGTAGTCGGAGCGGATAGCGTTAACACGGAAGTTGTCTACCGGCGGCGTACTGCTCCGAGTAATATCAATCTTCAGATGGTGATGATCTTGCACGAATATCCCTCCTGTACAAGCTTGTCGAACACGGTTTCGAGTTCGCTTTCATCGTCCACGTTGATTTGGATGGCGTGCTTATCGTCGATATCGTCCAAACCTTCATCACTGTCATGGTGTTTCACGTCAAGTGCTGGCAGGTCGAACCCATAGAAGTCCAT